AACATCTTCTGCATTTTTAGTGAAGTTTGAAACGTCCTTTTTCTTAAGCTGCATGTATTTACTTCCCTTAGTTAGCCACGAATCCCATGCAACGTATTTCACAGTCGTATAATAGAACTCCGGGTGATCTGTTAAACAGCCTTTCAGATCTAGATAGTTCATCTCCAGATAGTCTTGAACTTTCTTTTTTGCCGCTCTATAATTCCCTGAATAAATGAATGCCTTACGGTTTCCCCTTGCAGGAATCATCATTGCGTTGACAGAACCTTTTAGCTCATCCAGCTGAATCATTAACGATACTGATTTCAATATCTTCGGGCTCATTTTTCAGTAGCTCCTCTACGTTCAGGATGCCCGAAATGAAAAGCGAGTTAGTGATTGATTGCATTTTTGTATGTTCTAATTCTAATATGCATTCTTGATCCATGGCTTCGACAATTTCATGAATCAAGGTCTTCTTTTTCTTTTCATACGGTAAATCACTGTTTATGTAAATCTTACAAAGTTGAGCATCACACAGCCCGGCGAAGTGCTGAGCCTCATCGCCCACCAGCTTTTTCACTTCCTCGTAGTGTGGAGACTCTTTGAAGATTGCAATCACAGATTTTGGCTGAATCTGCACAATCTCGTAATTGATTCCCATGATGTTGACTTGTTTCATAACCGAGTTGCCTCCGATGGAATATAAACATTATATCATTGCAAACACCGATTGTACAACGAAAAGAAAGGGCGGCAGCTTCCGCCACCGCCCTTCGTGATTACTTCTTCAAACGACCGTTACGAACCTCCAAAACGTTCTTCTTTTCCGCTCTGAGAATGTCAGCAATCTGCTTCATGCCCTTCCGAAGGCGCCCACCAGCTGCATTGACTTCCTTGTCATAAAACTTGTTGATGTCTTCAGAAAGTCCGTCTATAATGATCTTGATCGCCTCGTACGCTTGTTTTCCTGTTTGTGACATATGAACCCTCCTGTAATTTTATTACACGTCTTCTTTCACGAAGAATTGTAAAATGTTTGACGGTGAACCTTCAAAATCTCTAGTCTGATAATCAATTAAATTAACTGCTTGTAATACACAAAGCGCGGTGTAAAGTGACTGCTTTCCCTCTCTATTTCCCCATATAAAATCAGACAATGGCTCTAATTCTCTTAAAAGAACAAGCCTGTTGGCTAAGCGGAGAATCTGATAAAGCGCAGTCGGAGAGCCAGGCTCCATAAATCTAAGACTCTCGTCTTCATCACAATATAATACAAAAGCCCAGTCAAGATTTTCATTACCTCTGACGAATGCAATGAATTCTGACTTGATTCCCTCCTCTGTTTTGAACTTTTCAAGTATTGACTTTCTAAATGCAGAATATCTTGTAGTTGACTTTGTTCTACCCCGCATGCGGTACTCCTTCCTGCAGACTCTTGATAAAATGCTCCTTTGTGCGTTCAAATACGAGCCTCTTCAACGATTTGAAGTTGATTGTTGGATCCTTAAACTTCTTGAGAATGTCGTTCATATCCTCGGAGACGATGTCGTACCACACCATATTGATGACTTGAGGGATGTGCTTCATTTCAAGACGTCTTTCATCGGCATCAGCATCGTAAGCAACAATAGCTGCTGAGTGGATTGCACCAAGCGCATTGTGCATTTTGATCTTGTTCACGATCTTCTTTACGCGAGCTTCAGTGACATATTGATCTTGAATAGCAAGCTCGATAGCATCGGGGCTGACAGGAGCCTTCGGCTTGCTTTTTACTTCCTGAAAAGTTTCATGAAGAAGTTTGCCGTAAGGCTGACGACCCCATTTATTGGTAAAATTATAGTTCTTGATTACAATGCCTTCACGAAACTTAGCGCCATATCGAGAAGGCAATTTGAGCGTTCTTTGTAGATCTTCCATTGTAGGATTGACAAAAAAATCATCGGGAGCGATAAATGTCAGATTGACATCAAGAATATCCTGCCAACAACGATGATCGTTGATTCCAAAATATCTGCTATTTTCAGAATCATAAATGTCAAAAACATAGAACTGCTGGTAGAATTCGGGAGCATAGACAACAGAATGTTTGATTAGCCATTCACCGTTAAGAATGAGATGTGGATGAATGTGGAAAAACTTTGACAGGGCGACATTGTATTTCTTCACCCAATTTGAGAAGCCTCTAAATGAATCGCCCGAAATAAGATTATCGCCAATACCGAGAATTCTATTTCGACTACCGAAAGCAATCTCTCGAGTCTCGGTATCTAGATAAATCTGTGCGTTGGCGCCATCAATCTTCTCAAAAACGTAGCATCCACCGTTGAGAATGCCGTCGCACTCTTCTTTTTCTAGACGTTCAACTTTTTCATATGCATGGAAGACAGACATAATAGATACACCTCATTAAGATAAGTTCATTATACTACATTTGTAAGGGATTGTACAACGATTAAGCTTGATCTTTAGGAACTTGAAGTTCGGCGAGGAGAGCTCGACCTCGAGCAGCTAGTTTCTCTATTTCATCTTCCTTCTTTTTTATGCACGAACATTTTACTTCATCTCTAATGGGAATACCTGCAATAGAAATAAAAGTTTTCCTGACACCCGTATCTCCGCATTTATTACAAGTTCTTACAAACTCGGGTTTATGATCTTTAGGTAATCTTGCTTGCCATCCCATGTCATGCCCTCCCATAATTTCCGAGACTGTTTATAAATGCCTCCCAATTTAGCCAATCAACATACAAATGTCCACAAAAAGCACAGGCTATAGGACCAGGAAAATCTCTTGTGAACTTCTTTTTGCATTTTTGACATTGATATTTCTGTGTGTATTTTTTCATGTGCTCCAGACGGGAGTCGAACCCGCCCTGTGCAGTTTTTGAGACTGCTGACTCTACCACGTGGCCTACTGGAGCAAGCGTATCAGGAAAAAACCAGATTTTATCCCTCACGGGCATACAGAAGAAACTGGTCGGTAAACTGGGTTCTCTTTTACGGACTCCCACCGCAGAGTTTGACTATACTCCGTCCTGATACATGCGCCCTCGGAAGGAATCGAACCCTCATTCTGAGTTTAGAAGACTCATGTCCTCTCCATTGAACGACAAGGGCATGCGCATTAATTGAACATTAATTTCTTTTTAGCTTCGCTTTTCTGCTTGTCAATTAAGACATCTTCAGAATCCATTGTTGCCCATTTAGACTGATCTTCCTCTTCCCATCTGTTAGCAACACTTTCGAGACTACTCAACTCATAGCCGTCGCCAGCATTAACCATGAACTTGTTGATCCATTGCGTGAAGTGGCCAAATAGCTGTCTAATGAACTTATTTTTCCAACCGTCATTGAATCCTTGTGCCAAAGCCCACCCAAGATCAGCAGACGAACCGACCGACAATAGATAATAGACTTTATTTTCACCGTCAGCAGCTACAAGATGAACACCACCCGAGAATTCCTTTTTTATCGAATCCTTACTGTCCTTAATTGTTACGCACTTTTTTTCGTCGTCGATTTCTAATTCGACTTTAAATTTCATTATTTCTCAACCTTCTAAGCTTATTTGCGAAGATCAGATTCTCCGCCCTTTCCAATAACATCAGTCGTTTGAACTTTTGACAGATCGTCGGAATTTCTGCCAGCGCCAACAGGAATGTCTCGCTGTGGCTGAGGCGGAAGTACGACTTGATGATTTTTAATCATCTGTTGAATCTCTTTAATCCTATAAGCGTTCATTTTAATTCCCTTCTAAACCAAAGCCCGTAAGTTTCGAATTGCAACCGTACGGAGCTTCTCGTTTCCACTCGGCCGCCATGAACGGATCGGCAATAGCGGTATTATACTTGCACACTTTGCTGCAAGCCTCGCAGCCGGGGGCATTTACTAATGTACTCGGTCTCTTTGTCATCTTGCCCTTTTTCTTTCCCATATGCATTCTCCCTTTATATTATGCTGAGCCCCTTACAGGAATCGAACCCGTATTCACTGCTTACAAGACAGTTGTTCTACCATTAAACTAAAAGGGCGTACTTTACTTCTTCGTTTTCTTTACTTTAACTTTCATATTGTTATCAATCGTTATCGTTTTATTCACAAGCGGAAGATTCGGATCATCGACATCATAAATTGAAAGGTCTTTTGACTTATCTAAAAACTGTCTTCCGCCCGGAATGGCCATTCGCAGATTATCAATCATGTCGCGAATAGCATTTTTAACAGACATAGTTCACCTCGTTCAGTAGATTTGTATACCTACTAAATTATGAGGCTTTATACGAAAAGTTGCCGTTTTTATCAGGAACGGCCAAACCTGTTCCCCGCTACCAGGCTGTTCTTGTATGTTACGGGAGCCCACCCGGACGGACTCAAGACCTTCTTCCCCTCAACTCGTCTTAGGAGTGCTTTTGGATTGAACCTTGCCCCATCCGCCATTGCAAGTACTATATTACCACAAGCTATAGCGTTTGTACATTATTAAATGAGGTTCTGCCGAGAATCGAACTCGGTTATGCTGTTTTGCAGACAGCTGGCTAATTCCAGTCACCCACAGAACCATGAGCCAAGTAAGGGAATCGGACCCTTATTTCCTCCTTACCAAAGAGGCGGTCTACCATTGAACTAACCCGGCATAATTAGCAGTGGAGGGATTTGAACCCTCTTGACTATTGAGTACGGCAATCCCGCTAAAACCTTGCTGACGCGCTTTAGTACTTCCCGTTAGGAATCATCCTGGGAGTACCGCCGATTCAATCACCAGATTCCATTGGTGCCAATAGTCCTTACGGTAGTCAGCTTTCTCTGAGCCCTCTATCGGTTATTGCAGGACATTTCTGCAGAAATAAACCGCCCTTTGCTCCCTAGCATGTTCTCACCATGCTGCACTGCGTTCTGTATTGATTTCAAATTATTCCGCATTTTCGCAATTGAAAAACTCTATTTGTTTCTTCTTGCTTATTTCGAAGACCTCGACAAAAAGTTTCAGTCTGCGAATGACAATTTGGGCAGAGAAGTTTTAAGTTCTCTTTTTGATAATCTCGCCTTATTCCGTTCTTATGATGAAGCTGTTTAATGAGCAATATCCCATTCCAGACATTGTGAGAACATTCCTCGATTTCGATGTTATTCGCCTTAGCATATAATAAAACTCTAATATTAGATTTAAAAACCGAGTTTTTTGAAAAAACATCTTCATACTTTATTTCTTTAAATTTTTGTAAATACCACGACGGCTCTCTATTTCTACATCGATCGCTAATCTTTTCGTTTATTATATGTCGTAATGCTTTTGTGCTAAAGCCGCGGGCACATTTAGACCCACAAAACCTGCCAGAACCGTATTTGCCATCGTGTTCGTTACTACAATTTTCACATTTCATTTTATTCTCCTCTTAAATGTATAAATTAAGAGGAAATTCGAACTTTTTATGCGCCCTCGAAAGAATTCGAATCTTTATCTCTAGTTTCGTAGACTAGCATTCTATCCATTGAAATACGAGGACATGCGGAAGGTAAGGGATTTGAACCCATGTGAGTTTTACCTCAACTACGGTTTAGCAAACCGTTACTTTACCAGACTCAGTCAACCTTCCGTACACGGGCATTTCTGCCCGTGGTTTTACTTATCTTTCGTAATCGGAAATTTCATAGAGGAACTTTGTTCCGCCAAGAAGTTTCCTGTTGTAGCTTGTCGATTGAATGAATGCTCTATATCTCGTCTTAAATTCTCGAGACGGATAACACTGAACATTTCCTCCGCCAACAGGAATTCCTGCAAGCCTCCGAGCTTCATTTCCCTGGAAGATATCGCCAGAAAGCTTGTCCTGTACAATAACTTCTTTGTACGGCTGAACTTCTACTGACTTTGTAAATTCATAGAAACCACGGCCAGGTGAAAAAGCAAGCCCGTTTTCATTCACAAAGTCTTGAATACTACAATCAAATAGAACTTCAAGAACTTGGAACCGACCGTCAAAAGTTGAAAGCTTGGACTTCTTACCGTAAATCTTATCGCTATCTCTAACGGCCTCTTCAATCGTTCTGCCGTAAAGAGTAGAGAAGTTGAATTGCATATTTCTATTCATACGGCCAGAATCTTTGACTCTCTGTTCAAATGTCTTGAGCTGCTCATCACCCGCTTGCTGATAGCAAATAGCCTTAATGATGTCGGGCATTTCAGAGAACTGGCTAAGAGTCAGCCTGAAACCGCCTGTAATCTTTGCAACTTCATTATAGAAAGACGTTGCATGACCTCTATTGAGAGCTTGTACGCCGTACACTTTCACTCCCATTTCAAGAAGGCATTTCAATTCGTTCCGCCAGTCAAGATGTAAATAGTTCTGATTTTCATGCGGACCGTGAGGAACATCATCGCCGATGAGAATCAGCGCCTTGTACTTCTCTGCAGTCCACTTGAGGCTTCTTGCCTTATGAAGAACTAGCTCATAGCATTCAGGAGAGTCTCCACCACCAGTATTTCCGCAATTCGAGATGAAGTCTGTTACTGCAAGTCGACTTGGCGTAATGTCCTGCTGCTTATAGACATACGAAGAGCCCTTGTCGCAGTAATCTCCATGAGCAATAACGCCCATCTTAAAACCGGGAATGTCATCAAAGAGCGTGTTTGCAAATGATTTAACATCTCTTCGAACCTGAGTGATACATGGATACATTGAACCAGTCGTGTCGAACGAAACAACGCATTCAATATTTTTCATACATACTCCTTTTTGTTTTGTACTGCGGTAGGAGTGGGACTCGAACCCACAGCACAGTTAAGTGTTACTAGCTTTCGAAACTAGCTCCTCATCCAGCCGGATCCCTACCGTGCCATGATAAAATAAATGACACATGCGAAAATAACAACTATTGCTACACCTAAGAGAACATTCATGTTTACGCCCTTTATGCGGTGGCTGCAGGATTCGAACCTGCGTAACGGAGTTGAACCGTGTGCACGACCTTTCCAGGATCGCCTCTTACCAGACTAGAGTAAGCCACCAAACGGCAAGACGCATCATCATTAAGCCCTATCAGATGACTTTCTGGTCAACAATAATTTGGGCAACTATTGTCTATTCCTGTCTTGCACGTGCGATAAGGAGGAGAATCGAACTCCTGAGCCTTTTACAGCCAGCCGGGTTCAAGCCGGTGTCCTCGTCCATGCCGGACCCTTACCGTAAAGGCTAGCGCCAGAGGGCTAGCCCATCTCCTTCAGCACTTGGCTGATGAGTTCTATGACCACAACCGGAAGCGCGACATGATTGTGCGATCTTCCCCATGAAGTGGCTCGGTTGAAATTGCTGTGTAGCCTGTATCATAATCGGGTTCAAAGAAAATGTAAGTCTTTATTCCCCGACTTTTCAAATATTCGTTCGTCTTAATGAGATGATCTTCATTCTTCACTTCGAAAAGGACAATACTATTCACTGTTTTCGGCTTATCAGATTGCAAACAGGCGTGGGCGGTCTGAATGATCTGAGCATGAATAGGAATATCCTTACGAATGAAGCAGTAAGTGTAATCCATTACTTTAACCTTGGATCGTCCTTTATTAATGCCCATGCTTTATTT